CCAAGGACCGCGGCATTCCCGCCGCAGCCGCCTCGGGCGACGCTTGGGGCGCGTTCCTCCAGGGCGTGAGGGCGAGGACGTTCGACGCCTGACCCGCACCCTGCACTGCGGCCACGGCCGGATCACCCCCGGCCGGGGCCGTTCAGTGGACGAGGTCAGCGAGCGGACAGCCGATGGCGTCGGCGATACGGATCAGCGTGTCGAGCTTGGGGCTTGAGTGCCCCTGCTCGATCCGGCTGTAGCTGGCGACGTCGATGCCGGAGCGTCCACAGACCTGCTGCTGGGTCAGATTGTGCCGCTCGCGTACGCGTCGGATCTGTTCGCCCACTTCACGGCGGCGGGTGAGGACCCGGTCGTCGGGCTGGAGAGGGCGGGGCACGGGTCCACGCTCCCGACCGCGTGATCAAATGTGATTAGGCCGGACCCTAACTTTTGTGATCTTGAAACCGGGCGGACCCGTTCGCCCCCACGAGCCCGCCGAAGGCGTGGAGCCCAAAAGGCTCCGGAGAGGCGCCGGAGGCGGGGACAGGGCGGCCGTCCCTCACGGGGCGGCCGCCCGCCGCATGTTCAGCGTGATCATTTGACTCTCGGGCCAGCATCGGGCCAGTTAACGATCACTGGACCCCTGAAAAGCACTGAAGCCCCCATCTCAGACCATGTCTGAGCTGGGGGCTTCCTGGTAGACCCTGTGGGACTCGAACCCACAACCAATGGATTAAAAGTCTGATGAGCGCTCAAGGCGCCTCGTACCGGCTCGTACTGGTTGACCCTGCCCCGTGTCACAGTTCCCAGGTCAGAGCTGTTCAACGGTCGTTTACCGAGCCACCGACACCGTACCTCGTACCGTCTCGTACCGCGTCGTTGCGTGGCCTTCGGGCCAGCACGGGGCCAGCAGAAAGGGCCTCTGACCCGCAGGTCAGAGGCCCTTTGCCTGTGCCTCAATTCTACGTCTCTGGCACCCCGTTGTCAGTGCCCTCATCTACCGTGGGCTCGTTACCATTCGCGTCTGCTGGCTGCGACGCTCCAGGCCCCGCCTCCGGGACAGCTACCGAAGGCGGGGCCTCGCCGCGTGTCTTCCGTGCACGCGGGACGGCGGCCGCCGCCTTCTCCGTCAGCTCGTCCTCGTACTCCTCGAACAGCTCCATGTACGTGTCGACCGTGAGCACGTAGGTCGAGTGCCGCAGCTTCACCTTCGCGTCGTTCATGTCGCCGCCGCCAGCCTTTACCAGCGCGGCCGCGCCGTGCCGGAGGTCTCGCAGGTTAATGGGCGGCAGGTCCGTCGCCTCCATGATGCGCTTGAACGTCTTCGAGACGACGTCCGGATGCAGCCACTCACCCGACTCGGTTGTGAACACCTTGCCCGTGTCGACCCAGTCCGGCGTGTCCTTGCCCTGTTCCCGCTCCGCGGCGGCCCGTGTGTTCCAGGCATCGCGCTCGGCACGCTGCCGGACGCGGTGCTCCTCGAGGACGGCGACCGTGCCGGCGTCCAGCTTCACTGTGGACGCAGAGTCCTGGGTCTTGGGGGTCGTCTCGATCGGCGTCCAGCCGTCGACCACGATCTCGGTAGCCACGAGGATCGTCTTCTTGGCCGCGCTGAAGTTCTCCCACGCCTGGCCCACGCCCTCGCCGCGGCGCAGGCCGTGGTGGGCGATCAGGTGGAAGAAGGCGTAGAGCCGATCACCTTCGGCGGCGTCGAGGAAGGCGCCGAGCTGGGCCGGGTTCCACACCATGACCGGGGACGGCTTCTCCCTGGTCTCCCGCCAGCGGGCCACCCGCTCGGCAGTCCACAGCAGACCCTTGGGCCGGGCGGCGGGATTCAGCTCGACGTGTTGTGCGGCGTTGAAGGTGATGAGTTGCTTGGCGATCGCCTTGTTCAACGCCATGCGGAGCGTGCGCCGGATGGCCTGCTTCGTGGCAGGGCCGGTAATCCGGCGGAAGGGCGGCATGCCCGCGAGCTTCTCGCGCTCGGCAGCGAGCTGGGCCCGCTCGGCAGCTTTCGGCGCCCCGGGCTTCCCTCTCTTACAGCGCGCGACTTGCTCGCGGCGCGCAGCGTTCTCGGCGGCGATCACATCGTTGCGGTCATCGATCGCGTTGAACATGTCCTCGACGTGGCCGACGCTGAGCCGGTCCAGGCGCAGGTGCCCGATGGCGGGCTTCAGGTGGACACGGATGTGGGAGGCGTAGCCGTGGTTCGTGGTGGCCCGCGTCTTCTTGTTCGCCATGACCTGGTCGAGCCAGTCACCGACGGTCGTCTTGCCGTCGAGGGGGATGCCGACGCCGAGCTTTCGCGAGACCTCGGCGGGATCGGGGAGGTCCGCGCGGCGCTTCATGATGTCGGCGAGCAGATCGCCGACACGGCGCTGCTCTTCGGGGTCGTCGCCAGGAAGAGCGAGGATCGCCTGCAGCCGGGAGAGGTCGACCGAGGCGTCCGTCACGCTGCCGTATCCAGTGCGCCTGAACGCCCTGCGGTTTCCGTCTGCGTCGGGCGGCAGCTCCTGGCGCAGTGCTAGGGATCCATGTGCTTTCTTGCTGAGCTGCGGGCACTTCTTGCCCAGCAGCCGTCCATCTGCCCCGCGACACTCGCATCGCTTGGTGATGCCTCCGGCGCGGCGTACAGACGGCATGACGTGCTCCTTCCTGACTGGCTAGTCGGGTGGCTTCTCAGTGTGGCCGAGGTGGGCCAGCCCGACCCCAAGAACGAACTGCGCGGCCTCGTTCAGGGCGTCCAGAGTCGCATCCGGCATGGCCCCTGCGCGAACGCCGAACGCGACTCTGCCAGCCTCGTTCAGGGCGTCCAGAGTGGCGTCCGGCATGGCCCCTGTGCGAACGCCGAACGCGAGGCTGCCCGTTTTTGTCGTGAAAGGTACGATCACCTCCCCGTCGGGCAGGTCGTCGCTGAAGAAATACCAGGCTCTCGGCACCTGCGGTGACTCCATGCAGCCTCCCCCAATCTCCCGCGCAAGCGTTCGATTTTCGGCGTTGACCAGCGCCCTTACTGCGTTGGGTGTGCCGACATGATCGCACCATGCGCACCAGATCTCTACATGCAGTTTCAACTACTCACTGAGAGTGACGCAGGATTCATTCTTGATCACTCGAATGCGGTGGAGCCAACGTGTCGATCAGGCGTAGCAAGCGTTCCCGCTGATCAGGGGGTAGGGAGTCGAGTTTTCGAACATACGCAGCCGCCTCCCCCGATCCGGACCGCAGCGGATCCCTGCCGTGAAACTGGGAGCCGGCCGCATCTTGGAGGCGTTCGATCGGCAGTTGAAACCCAACCGCAAGCCCGCGCAGCTCCCAGAAGTCGGGAGGCGTGATCCCCCCCTCTTCATTCCCCTCCAACCGGTAGATCCGGCCACGCTTGACGGCCTTGCCCGTCTCCGGGTCGACGGAGCGCTCGGCCGCCTTCGAGAGGCCGATCCCCAGTTCCTCGCGACGATTCTTCAGCAGGTCCGTGAACTGGGTGCGGATCTCGCTCCGTTCAGGGGTTGCCGACGAAGTCTCATGGGGTGCCATGGGGCTCATCCTGCCATTCCTCCTGGCTGTGTAGACGTGCGCCTGTTCGGGATCTATCCGAATTCTTAGAGACGTACGGGCAGGTCGCCGGTCCTGTTCATCCATCTCGCTGAACGGATTGTTCAGCACGCGGGCCAACTCCGCCAGGTCGCACAGGGTCATTGGCCGGTTACGGGCGTGCGCCCTCCCCATCCATCTTGCTGGACAAACTGTTCAGGCCATGGAATGCTCACGAGCACGCCATCCATCTAGATGGACAAAGCGTCCCGTGGAGAGAACGTGAGCAACGAGAACGCCCCACCCACCATGTACGCCGTCCACAGCAGCGCCCGGCTCAAGGCGCTCATGGAGCGCACGGGCGAAGGCGAGTCCATAACCAGCCGCGAACTCGCCACCAAGGCCGGTGTCGCCCACGGCACCATTGGCGGCCTGATGTCCGGGGCCCAGCGGAACGTGCCCGAGGACAAGGCGCAAGCCATCGCTGACGCACTCGGCGTCAAGCTGCTCGTCCTCTGGGTCGAGATGGAGCGCGCGGGCCGCGTCTTCATCCCCGCGCAGGTCGCCGTATGACGACCGCCGCGCCCCTCTCCCTCGACCAGGTCCGCGCCCTGCCCGCTATGCCCACGGCGCTGCAGGCCTTCGCCGCTCTCAACATCGGCGAGACGAACGGATACGAGCTGATCAACAGCGGCGAATTCCCCATCGAGGTCGTCAGGTTCGGGCGCGCGTTCCGTGTCCGCAAGACCGAACTCCTCGCGTTCCTCGGCCTGCCCGAGACCGCTGCTGCCGAGGTCCAGTCGGCAGCAGCCAGCAAGGAAAACGACGACACCCCCGGGGTCCAGCCGGAGGCGCCGTCCGAGCAGTCCGCGCCCACTCACGCCAGCAAGTAGAACGGGGGCCAGCTCATGACCGAGCTTCCCACGGACGCCGCGCCGTCCACCACGCCCGAGGCCGCCCGCGTGCTGGCCGACTTCGCCGACCAGCACGGGCTCACGGTGCGCGAGTCGCGCGCCGTCGACGAGGACCTCCTGAACCGGACGGTCGTCCTCTGGACGGCCGAGGGCAAGGGCCTCGCCCTCGTCCCGACGGGCCAGGCGCCTGCCGTCACACTCCTCCGCCTCCGGAAGGAAGTCGCACAGCGCGCCGACGACGTGCAGCGCGCCATCGACTTCCAGGCGTCCGTCACGGCCGGCCACGTCGAGGACGTCGAGGCCTGGCACGCCCGCACCTCCAAGGCGGCACGTTGACCAGCCCCTCCGTGCGCGCCCGGGACACCCCGGGCGGCGCGGCCACACCTGAAGTCGTCGGCGAACTGACCGTCGACATGGACAACGGCCGCGCCCGCTACGACTGCTACCGCCCCGGCTGCCCCCAGCGCCGCGAAGGCCCTGTCTACGGGGCCGTCATCCCGGAGTTCGTCCGCGCCATCAAGACCGAGCACCTCGCCCGGCACCACAACGGGGAGCAGAGTTGAACGACGTCCAGCCCGCCGACCTCCGGGCTTCCGCTCGCGAGCTGCACGACGCTGGCCTGTGCGTCCTGCCCATCAAGGCCGACGGCACCAAGAAGCCGGCCGTGTCGTGGCTCGAATACAAGGTGAACCGGACCACGCCCGAGCAGCACGACGGCTGGTTCGACGGGGGACGCCCCCGCGGTATCGCCGTCGTCTACGGCGAGGTCTCCGGTGGCGTCGAACTCATCGAGTTCGAGGGCCTTGCCATCCGCGAGGGCCTGCTCGATGACGTCACCCAGATCATGAACGACTCCGGGCTCGGCGAGCCGTGGTCTGCGGTCCTCGGCGGCTGGGTCTCCGAGTCGCCGTCCGGTGGCCGGCACTACCGCGTCCGCGTCGAGGGTGGCGTACCCGGCAACAGCAAGCTGGCCTCTCGACTCGCCCGCGAGGACGAGTACACCGAGGAAGAGCAGCAGCGGCTCCGGGAAAAGCCGAACTCCCGCATCGTTCGCGTCCTCATCGAGACCCGCGGCGAGGGCGGATACGGCCTCGTCGAACCGTCGAGCGGTGCCGTCCATGCTTCCGGGCGTCCGTACGTCCGGCTGGCAGGCGGACCGGGCAGCATCCCCGTCCTCGACGCCGAGACCGTGGACGCGATCCGCAACGCCTGCCGGATGGTGGACGCGCTCCCCCAGCCGGAGGCCGTGAAGACGGCACCGCGCCCCGCGCCGCCCCGCACGGACGGGAGCCTGCGGCCCGGCGACGACTTCGAGGCCCGCGCCTCCTGGGAGGAGATCCTCCGGGGCATCTTCCGCCCGCTGTCCACCCGTGGCAGTGAGACGTACTGGGGATGGGCCGACGGCGTAGGCGGTGTGAAGGCGACTACCGGGAAGGACGAACACGACCGCCTGTTCGTCTTCGCGACCGGATCGGAATTCCAGAGCGAGGTGCCGTACAGCAAGTTCGGCGCCTACGCCCTCTTGCAGCACGGTGGGGACCACAAGGCCGCTGCCCGGGAACTGGCCCGCCGGAACTACGGCAGCCGTCACCTGGCCTCGGTCGGTGCTCGCCCCGCCACACCGGCACCAGCACCAGCACCAGCACCGGCGAGCCCTGCCCCCGTCGCGGCTCCCACCGAGGAGGAGCACGCCAGGGCCGACGAGGAGCAGGCCCCGCAGGACGACGCCCGTGACCCGGAAGGCTTCGACTACGCCGACACGTTCGGCCTCCCGCGCACGGTCCGCACGCCCTACGACTACCGGGTCACTGGCAGGGGCGTCGAGGTCCTCAGCCAGAGCGGCGAGAGCTGGACCCGCGTGACGTTCGCGCCCCTGGTCGTGAGCGCGACCTTCGAGGACCCCGAGGGCGACCAGTACGTAGAGCTGTCATGGATCGACCGCAGCCTCGGACGGCCCCGCCGCATCTCGCGCATCGTCAGCCGCGAGACCGCGAAGCGCGGACGGAAGCTGATCGAGACCCTCGGCAGCGCCGGATTGCCCGCGGTTGAAGGGGACGCGAGGGCCGTCGAGAAGTGGCTCGCCGAGTTCGAGGCCGCGAACGTCGACCGCATCCCGTCCGAGCAGCTGGCCCGCTGGCTGGGCTGGCAGGACGACGGCACGTTCGTCTCCTCGCCCGAGGACGGCATCAAGGTGGACACCGCCTTCGAAGAGCAGCGCGGTCCGGCCCGAGCGCACGCCAGGAAAGGGACGCTGGAGGACTGGCAGGCGACCGTCGCCCACCTGGCCGCCTACCCGGTGCCGCGCGTCGCCGTCGCCGCCGCGCTCGCCGCTCCGCTGCTCAAGCCACTCGGCCTGAACTCCTTCACGCTGGACATCTCCAGCCGCTCCACGAAGGGCAAGACCACCGCCCTGCAGGTCGCGCTCAGTGTGTGGGCCGACCCGTCCGAGCACGCAAGCGCCATGTCGAACTGGCGCACCACGCTGTACGCGATCGAGAAGCGGCTGAACCTGGTGCGCGGGCTGGTCACCGTGTTCGACGAGACGATGGCCGTCACGGACGACAGCCTCATCGACGAGGTGCTGTACCAGCTCCCGATGAACCACGGGAAGGCCCGGTCCGGCGGGGCGTTCGGCAACATGCTGCCCTGGGAGACGATCCTCCTGTCCTCCGGCGAGCGGCCGGCGCTCTCCTTCACGACCAGCCAGGGCGCGGCCGCCCGCATCCTCGGGACCACGATCGCCCCGTTTGGCGAAGGCGGTGGCGCGGCAGCAGCAGCGGCCCGCGAGGGTGTGCTCGCCCACCACGGGCACGCGGGGCCGGAGTTCATCCGGTACATCCTCAGCGGCCTCGCCCAGCCGAACGGCAGGGAGCTCCTGAAGGAGCGTCACCGCGCGCTCGTCGACGAATTCCGCGGCGGCGGCGACATGACCAACCGGCGCGCGCCCATGGTCGCCGCCCTGGTCCTCGCCGAGACGCTGGCCTGCCGCACCGGCCTGCTGCCGTACGAGCCGCTCGCACACGACGTGTGGCGCTCGCTCTTCACCGCCCACAACCCCACCGACAACCGGCCCGACATGGCCCTGGACGTCCTCCGGGAGTACGTGGCGGGTCACGCGCACGAGCTGTTCACCGCCACCCGCGCAGCCATGAGCGAGCGGCCTCCGTACGCCGGCTGGCTCGGCGTCATGTCGACCGACAAGGCGGGCGTCGTTGAGGTGGCGCTGCTGCCCGAGCGTGTCCGCAAGATCTTGGCCGAGGCGGGCTACTCGCTCGACGCCGTGGTGGGCAGCTGGGTGGATGCCGACTATCTGAAGACGCTGAAGAGCCAGCGGCCCGCGCACCTGGTGCCCCGCCGCTTCGACGGCGTCCGCGCGAAGTGCCTGGCGTTCACGCCCGAGGGCATCGGCTTCGGCGACCAGGACGAGGCGGCATGAGGGCCGCCGCGAGGGTGGTACGCACGAGGTGCGTACCACCCGCCCGCCCGAGTCTCCGCAGGTCAGGCGCGTTCCGACTGCCGCTTTCGGGGTGGTACGCAGTCGCCCGGAAATGGCACCCCTCAGGCGTGTGCGCATGTGCGTGTGCGTGCGGGCGTGCGCACACGCATAGACCCCTGTGTGTTTCTGCGTACCTGCGTACCACTGTCTCTCTAGAGAGACATAACAGCAGGTCAACCCCGCTTTTGCCCCGGTACGCAGCCGGTACGCAGCCGGTACGCAGTGCGTACCGCCCCTCTCCCCTCTCCATCGGATCGAGGTGACGTATGTCCTTTACACCCCGCCCCTACCAGCTCGACGCCATCGAGGCGCTGCGCAAGGGATGGGCCGACGGCCTGAACCGAGTGGCCGTCGTCCTCCCGACAGGCTCGGGCAAGACCGTGGTCTTCTCCCACCTGGCCCACCAGATGCTCGACAACCTCGACGGCCGTCGAGTGCTCGTCATCGCCCACCGGGAAGAGCTGATCGAGCAGGCCGCTTCCAAGCTCTTGGCGGTCGACCCGATGCTGCGCGTCGGCATCGTCAAGGCCCAGCGCGACGACCACCACGACGCCGACGTGATCGTGGCCAGCGTCCAGACCCTGGCTGTCCAGCGCCGCCGCGAGGCCATCAAGAACATCGGCCTGATCATCGTGGACGAGTGCCACCACGCCGCGGCCCCCACCTATATGGAGGTGCTCCGGCACTTCGGTGCCTGGGACGGAGTCCCGGTGGCGGGCTTCACGGCGACGATGACCCGCACCGACGGCGGCCTGGCCGAGGTCTGGCAGGACGTCGTCTTCCGCCTCGACATCCTCGACATGATCTCCGACGGCTACCTGTGCGACGTCCGGGGCAAGGCCATCACCGTCGACACCCTCGACCTCAACGCGGTGAAGACCCGCGGCGGAGACCTGATCGACGGCCAGCTCGGCAAGGCCCTCGAAGACTCGGGCGCGCTGGACGCGATCGCCAAGGCGTACCTGGACCACGCCGCCGATCGGGCTGGTGTCGTCTTCACGCCGACCGTGGCGACCGCGCAGGCCGCCGCCGAGTCGCTGCGGGCCGTGGGTATCACAGCGGCACCGGTGTGGGGCGACATGGGCCGCGACGAGCGCCGCGCCACCCTGGCCCGCTACACGGCGGGCGAGGTCCAGGTGCTCACCAACTGCATGGTGCTCACGGAGGGGTTCGACGCCCCGCACACCAGCTGCATCGTGGTCGCCCGCCCCACCAAGAGCCCTGGCCTCTACGTGCAGATGGTCGGCCGCGGCCTCCGCCCGGCGCCCGGCAAGACCGACGCGCTGCTGCTCGACGTCATGGGCGCCGCGAGCCGCCACAAGCTCGCCTCGATGGTCGACCTCACCGAGCGGGAGATCGGCCAGGCCGAAGAAGGCAAGAGCCTGCGGCAGGTCGCCGAGGAGCACGCCGCCACGGAGAAGCGCCAGACGCTGGCCGCGCAGATCACGGCCGAGGAGATCAACCTGTTCGGCGGCTCGTCCATCCGGTGGCTACGGACCCCCGCCGGTACGTGGTTCATCCGCGTCTCGAACTCGATGGTGCTCTTCCTCGCCCGGGACCCGGGCTCACGCCTCTACCGGATGCGCCGCTGGACGGCAGACGCCGGCGTGCAGCCGCCGCGCGAGGACACCGCCCGCCCGCTCGGCGAGGCGCTCGCCTGGCTGGAGCAGCAGGCCCGCGTCGTGACCCCGGATGCGTTCGTCGACCGCCGGGCCCGCTGGCGCTCGGGCAAGCCGAGCCCGAAGCAACTCGGCCTGTGCCGCCGCCGAGGGATCGCCGTCCCCCGGCAGGCCACCGCTGGCGACATCGCCGACCTGATCGACACCGAGCACGTCACGTCGGTCCTCGACTCCCTGCTCGCCACCGCCGCGTAACAGGCCGGGCCTGTCGCTATCAGGCCCGGCCCTCCACCCATCACACCACGGAGGAACCCAATGCCAGAGACCCGCCTCATTTGCATCAGCCCCGCCGCAGCCGCCGCCGTTGTCGACGAGCACGCCGACTACTTCGGTGCCGGACCCAGCAACACCGTCCGCCAAGACGGCGCCCACGTGGTCATCGACTACTTCGACAAGCGGTGGCCGCTCGACATCGCGGAGTGGGCTGCCGAGCAGAGACACGCCTCCGACTCCGCCGCGGCCGTCGTCATCGCTGGGCTGTGAGGCGCCGTGTTCGCCGTCCTCGGATTCGTCGCCCTCATCGTCATCACCGCCGGCCTGCCCCTCGCCCACTGGATGTACTCGCCCTGGAGGAACCGATGAAGCGCGTCACGCACATGCTCGCCGTCCTCTACACCCTCACCGCCGTCGGACTCCTCCGCTGCGCCTACGCCAGCCAGGAGCACGGCAGCACCCTGTACGCCTGCTTCTTCGCGGGCGCCGCTGTCCTCTACGCCTCCGCCCTCGCCCACCACGCCTACCACCGCGACGAGCTGCGCTTCGCTCTCGAGCGCGCCGACCGCCCCCCACTCCCCCGCAGAGCTTCGGCCGCCGATGGCATCGTCGCCGCCGCCATGGCCGGTTGGTGCTGCGACGCATGGGCAGCGACCGCCGGAGCCGAGCACGACCCGGCCACCTGCACCCGGAAGGACCACCACGCATGAGCCCCACGCCGCCCGCCGACGAAGACGTGATCCGCGCCGCCCGCCTCGACAGCCTCGGCGTGCTCCTCACCCGCATCGCCAACGGCCTCAGGCTGACCGCCGACGAGGCCCGGCTCCTGCGGGACCACATCGACGTCGAAGTCCGCGAGAGCACCACGGCCCGCGAGGTGGCCCGCGGCAACCTGCGCCACGTCCAGCTCATCGTGCCGGAGTTGGAACGCGCCGAGGCCGCCATCGCCCGCGTTCGCGCCGCCCTCGACGACCCCAAGGAGTAGCACCATGAGCGCCACCTGTGGCCTGTGCGATCGCCAGCTCGAGCACGGCTACCTCTGCCCCGGTGACACCCTCGCCCTCGCCGCGCGGCTGGAGCGGATACCGAAGGTGTATGCAGCGCTGGCTGGGTTCCTCGCCCCCGCCGGCGCCTCGCCCGGGGAACACGTCTCAGCGAGCCGCGCCGAACCCGGGCTCCCCGTGAACGAAGCCGTCCTCGACCTCCGGTACGGCGGCATGGCCCTGGTCCTGGAGTCGTGGCGTTCCGACGTCCAGGCCGCGCGCGGCTGGGGTGAGCCCGCCATCGAGGGCAGCATCGACCGCCGCGTCCTGGTGGCGGCCCGAGCGCTGTCCATGAACCTCGAATGGATCGCCGCCAGCTACCCCGCGGCCGGCGATCTGGCGCGCGAGGTACGCGAGCTCGAGGGCGCCGCTCTGTCGATCGTCGGCGCCCTCCCGGACCGCGGCCGCCGTATCGGGCAGTGCGTCGCCACGGTCGACAAGGCCGGCACCGTGTGCGGGGCGACGATCCGTCACCAGCGGGGCGACACCAAGCTCGTGTGTCCGTGGTGCACGTGCGTGTACGAGGCGACCGACTTCCTGATGCTGCGCCACTTCCAGCCCAAGGAAACCGACATGGAACCGGCCGAGTCCGTTGCCTAGAACCCTAGGGTTCGAGTAGTCTGACCAGCGTGCCAACCACCAATTGGCGCGAACGAGTTGATGCCGAGGACGAGCGACAGAAGCGACTACTGAACTTGATCTCAGCCAGTGCCCGAAGACGAGCCGCAGCGCTCGAAGACGGCGTACGAGAGCTGGGAGACAAGTCGAAAGTCGCGAAGGTCCTCGGCACCAGCCCGAGCGCAGTCCGAAGAGCCATCCGCGAGCACGGGACCGGGACCCTACCCCCGCCCAGCTCCCCGACCACAACCGAATAGGCCCGGAAAGCGGGCAACCCCGGCAAGCCGACCCTACCGGCCGCCGGGGCACCACTTGATCACGAGAGAGACGGAACCTCACTCATGACCCGTCGGAACCTTATCGCCCCCGGCCAGGGGGCCGAAGCGCGCGTAGCCGAGCTTCACCGGCTGTGCGACGCGGACTACGCCAAGGGACAGAGCCAGCGCGCCGTCCCGAACCTCTCCTACTCCTACGCCGCGGCCTCCCTCGCCACGGTCGGGACGGTGACCGAACGGAGCGACCTCGACGTCGCCATCCGCGTCGCGCAGAAGATGCTCACCGTCTACGGCAACGTCGACAGCAGCGACATCTTCGCCTACGCCCAGGCCCACGGTGCCCTCACCGAATCCCTCCGCATCATCCTGCGCGCCCTCGGCGCCGAGGGCGGTGAGCAGGCGTGACCACCTCCTACGACCCGCTACACGGCCCCGACGACGAGGCACCGTTCCCGACGTCCCTCGACGGCGAGCTGAAGCTCACCCGCCAGTACCTCAACAAGGTCGCCACCGCCAACATCCACGACCACACTGCGATGCTGAAGGTCGCGACCGGCCTCAACTACCGGATCCGCTCCCTCATCGCCGCCCTCGACGCCGAGCGAGGTGAGGGCCAGTGAGCCGCCCCAACGCCCGCGACGGCCTCGCCGTCGGCGCCGCAGTCGTCACCGTCCTGCTCACCGCCGCCGCGTTCTGGTTGTCCTACGAACACCTTCACGACATCGCCAGCGGCAACGGACTCGGCGGCGCCCGCGCCTGGGCCTGGCCCGCGACCGTCGACCTGTTCATCGTCGCCGGGGAGCTGCTCATGCTCCGGGCGTCACTCGGCCGGCGCGGCATGGACTGGTGGGCCGTCGCCCTCGCCGCCTTCGGATCCCTCGGCTCCATCGCCCTCAACGTGGCTGGGGTCGGGTACGGGGCGGCCCCCATGGAGTACGTCGTGGCCGCCGTACCACCCTCCGCGGCCCTCGTCGCGTTCGGCGCCCTCATGCGGCAGATCCATGAACGGCTGGCCCAGGACGCCCAGGACGCGCCCGCGTCCCCGGCCGTCCCGAGCGTCCCGCCCGCCCGTGAGGTCGTCCCGCCCGGCGTCCGCCTCCTGCCGATCACGGCCCGGCCACAGCCCACCGTGACCCTCGAACGCGAGGACGCGCGGGACGCCACCGGGACGCCCGAACTCCCGCCCGGGACAGACCAGGACGCCGAGGACGCCGACGACGGGCCGCGTCCCGAGCCGCCTCTCATGACGACCGCCCAGGTCGCCGAGCACTACGGCGTCGACCCGTCCACCGTCCGCAACTGGGTGGCGTCAGGACGCCTGCTCGTCTTCACCAAGGACGGCAGGGGACGCAACCTCTTCCACCGCGAGCAGATGAACGCGCCCTACGTGGGGGTGGGCTCATGATGCGCATCCTGTTCGGCGCCATCCTCGGCCTGCTCGTCACGTACCCGGCACTGCTCGCCATCCTGCTGAGCATCGCCTCCGTGGTCCTGATGCAGCCCGTCGTCCTCGCGTTCGCCGCCGGGGCCATCCTGTGGCCCCACCTAGCCCGCCGGGCCCGGAGGTGGACGTCGTGAGCGACCCGCTGACCAAGGCGGAAGCCGCGGTCACGGAGGCGGAGGCCAACACCGTCGCCGTACAGCTGGCGCTCGCCGCCGTCGAGCTCGCCAAGGCCGCTACTGCCCAGCAGCAGGCGCCCGCTCAGCAGCCCCCTCCCGTCTCGCCGTTCGACTCCCGGAAGTGGCTCACCATCGGCGGCCTCTGCATCGCGGGAGGCCTCGTCGGCGCCCTGTTCGCCGTCGCCGTCGCCATCGGCGCCGTATCCGTCGCGATCCTCGCCCTCGTCCTGCGCTCCATCTGGCGCGACATCCAGCACAAGGGCTGACAGCGCCTCCGTCCCCCGCGGCCCGCCCGTGGGGGTGCGGAGGAGCCGGACAGCCCGGCCCGCAACCCGAGGAGAGAGACCGTGAACCGAGAAGAGCGCCTGAGCATGGCCAACTCCGCGATGGACAAGGCCACCCAGCTCGCCCGAGATGCCGAATTCCACGCCCGCAGCCACGAATCCCGCCACAGGGCGCAGCCCCTCGCCGCCGCCGGCGCCCTGTGGGTGGACATCGCCCGCGCCCACGCCGACATCGCCACCCTGCTGCCCGAGACGGAGGACGCCGATGTCTGAGCCGAAGGTGAAGCTGACGCTCTGGGAGAAGGTCAAGATCGTCGGCATCGAGGCGCAGGGCGTGAAGCGGGCCGCCGCCGGCATCGAGCACCAGCCCGACATCGACCGCCGCGTCGAGCGCGTCCGCGAGCAGGCCCGCAAGAGGGCCAACGGCAAGAGGTAGCTACACCCCGGGGACGGCGTCCTACCGCCAAGCAGCCGCCGTCCCCGGGCGTCCCGCACCCATCAAGAGGCAGGAAGCCACCAGCATGACCGTCCACCTGATCAAAGCGCCAGCGGACGCCCCCCAGGACACCCAGGACGCCCCGGCCCCCGAGGCGTCCTCCATCCGTCCCGAGGCGTCCCGACCGAAGCGCCGCGTCCGCATCGACCACCTGCGCCGCGTCGTCGTCGAGACCCGAGAGAACCCCGCCTACCGCTTCACTGTCCGCCACGGCTCCTACATCGTCGGCGGTACCCGCGTCCTCACCCGTCGTGCCTGGGACTCACGTACCACCGCCCGGCACGAGCGGATGATGCGCGCCGCCGAGGCCGCCGGCCTGGAGGACGTGGCCCGCGACTGGGAGCAGCGCGCCTACATCTTCCGGCAGTCCCGCCACCGCCGCCGCATGGAGCTGCTGCAGCTCGCCATCAACGCCCCCAAGGCCATCGCCATGGGCACCGTCGGCGGGACGGGCATCCTGCTGACGCTCGGCATCATGCTGGCCTGGGCAAACCACGACGTCCACGACGTCCTCACCCCACTCAAGGCCACCGTCTCCTTCGTCTCCTGGGTCGCTTTCCTCGCCGGTGTCATCTGGGACCCGCTGCTGACCGCCCTGCCGTGGATCGCCCTCGCCGGGGTGTGGGCCGTCGGCCGGCACCGCCAGACCGCCCCGACCTGGGCACTGCCCGGCGACCCCGAGCAGCGCGACGTCGTGCCCGACGAGGGCGCCATCCTCAAGGCCCTCGGCAACCTCGGCATCGCCCCGCTCAACAAGGCCATCAAGGACGGCTGGCAGCCCCGATGGGTGCAGCCCACCACCCGCTCCGGAAACGGCTGGCACACGCAGCTGCAGCTGCCCATGGGCGTCACCGTCGAGATGATCAACGGGAAGAAGAACGTCCTGGCCCACAACCTGCTGCGCAAGCCCGTCGAGGTGTGGCCCACCGAGCCGCCCAAGCAGCCCGGAACCCTCGACCTGTGGGTGGCCGACCAAGGCTCGCTGTCCGGCGCCGTCCCGCCGTGGCCCCTGCTCACCGAGGGCACCGTCGACTACTTCAAGGGCGTGCCCGTCGCCGTGTCCCAGCGCGGCGAGCCCATCATCGGCAAGCTCATGGCCGCGAACTACATGGTCGGCGGCATCATGGGATCCGGTAAGTCGTCCCTGGTCATCGCCCTGCTGCTCGGCGCGATCCTCGACCCGCTCGTCATCGTCGAGGCCTACGTCATGGCCTACAACGTCGACTACGACCCGCTCAAGCCGCGCCTGAAGACCCTGGTCAAGGGCGACGACGACGAGGACATCGAGGCCGCGCTGAAGGCTCTGCGGAACCTCCGCGACGAGGTGACCACCCGCGGCAAGGTGCTGGAGGAACTCGGCGGCGAGGCCACGAAAGTGACGCGCGAGCTGGCCCTGAAGGACCCGCGGATGCGGCCCAAGGTCGTCGTCTTCGACGAGTGCCACGAGCTGTTCATGCACAAGGAGTACGGCAAAGAGGCCGCTGAGCTGGCCATCAAGGTGATGAAGAAGGCCCGCAAGGTCGCTATCACCCTCATCTGGGTCACCGTCTCCCCGACCGCGGACAGCCTCCCGCGCGACGTCACCCGCAACACCAGCCACCGTGTGGCGTTCGCCGTCGGCGACCACGTCGCCAATGACGGCCTGCTCGGCTCCGGGCGCCACAAGGCCGGCATCACCGCCACCACCCTGATTCCCGGCGAGGACGTCGGCACCGCCGTCACCGTGGGCTTCAGCAACAAG